AACTACAGCAACATCAAAGCCGACACAACGCTCACCGCGTTATACTCGGAGGCTTTGCAGCAGTACGATATCGAGTTTAGAGTGAACCAAGACGACCAGGATGCGCTGGAGACCGTCCAGGGCGTCTTCTACGGCGCTTCTTACTCGTTCCCCGGCGAATTACCTACCGCAGACGGAAAACTCCTCATAGGCTGGCAGGACGCCGCAGGACACGTGTACGAATACAAGCAACAGATGCCAAACGACAGCGCAAGTATCGACGAAGATGGACTCCCGGAGACAATACACCTCTTTGCAGCATGGGAGCCGGTCGAAATGCCGGCAACAAGTAAAGCCTTCAACCAGCTGACCCACGGCGAACGCCTCTGGTGCGCTATCGCTATTCAGCGAGGAGAGGCAGAAGGCTGCACCGTTGTGTATTACAGCGACACCCAGGAATACATCATCACGAACCTCACCACCCTGGCAACCGTAACCATCGGCGCCGGAGACACGAAGCAATACACGCTTTATAACGGCGAGACTTTGACGCAGCAGGTCGCAGACTTCAAGCACGACTACCTCGACAGCACGATGACCGCAACCGCCGGCATCAGTTACATGATGAAAAACTGTCTGGCAACAGGCAGAGCGCTGAACACCGGATACAAGCACAGCTTCAACTACCAAATCGGCAACGACGAACCTATCGTGAGCGATGACGGAAACTACACTAATGCCACGGATACCGCTACGGTAGCCAAGCTAAACAAAACCCACGTAGCAACGGAGGACGAAATCGCCGCAGGCTTCGTAGACATTAAGTCACTCGGTCAAACATACCTGGCGTCCATCGTGGTAAATCACCAGGACGGCACAAAGACCACCTGGGCGTTCAACCAGCAAGGCTTCTACATCGGAACCGACAGCAACACCGTAACCCAGAACTCGTGGTACAAATCGGACACCAACGTGGACGAAAACAACCCGTTCTACAAGGTCGGAAAAATGCTGCAGAGCGCTGGCGTGAGCATTCTAAACGCAACCGGAGCTGTGCAGGCATCATGGAGCAGCAACCAGATAAACTGGGCGTTCTTTATCGACCAAGAAAAGACCTTCGCAGACTTCGGTGGAATCAAGTTTGATGCAACCGGAACCGACAGCCTCAACACAGCCGAAAACAACGGCTACAACGGAAACGGAAAGTCGAGAATCGTATTCTGTGCAGACCACACCAACGACTGGAACAACTTCCTCGAAATGAGCGAAAACGCTGTTATTTCGGTACCGGTAATTGCAGGCGACAGCGTAACCGTCAAGGCTTACGGTTTGAGCCGAAACGCCGGAGGCTACGAAAAGACCCAGATGGCAGCGTGGGCAAACGGCGAATTTATGGAGCAATTACCTATCGGACTTATGAACACCATAATCCCGGTACACAAAACCTGCTCCATCGGAAACCGCAGCTACGCCGTAACAGGAAGTCAGTACAAGATGTGGCAGGCGTCCTACATTGAGGTCGGAAGCGGAACAACCGAGTACCCCTACAAGCAGGAAGGAAAGCGCTATCCGATATTCACCAATGACGCATCGCGTGTCAAGTACAAGAGCGACGGCACTGGTGCCGTCACGGGCTGGTGGCAGCGCAGTCCGTATCGCGGCGGTTCGCGCGGCTTCTACTATGTCTACACCAGCGGCGGTCCGCACTACAACGGCTACGCGCACAACGCCTATGGCGTGTGCCTCGGCTTCTGCTCCGGCGAAGCGAGCGACAGCGAAGCGTAACCGTTCCAAAGTATCTATGGCAGCCTTATGCTGCCATAGAGAAACGGAAACAACCAGAAAGGAGAATAAGCCATGTCAGTACCACCTGGAGACCGAGGCAAATCACCTATGCAATTTGTCGAGACGGCAGACCGCATAGAACAGAAAACAATGGAACTCTGCAGGAAGTGGGCGAAGACGTACACATTCATCATCACACAGAGAACCGTCGCACTTGCCTCGGCGATTTACGAACACGCGCAATATGCAAATGCCATAATGCCACAGACCGAAGAAGAAAGGATGCAGAGAATAATCGAACTCGAAAAGGCACTCGGCGCGAATTACGCCTTCGCCAGAAAAATCGAGCGAGCATACTCCCTCTTTCCTTTATGCGGTCATAAGGACGGACGCAGCGAAAAAGAGGAGCAGGAAAAGAGCAACAGAATTCTCGAAGAATTTATGAACTTATGCCTTGAGGAAGAAGATGCCCTCAAAGGCAACCTGCACTATACCAGGAACATGGCTCTGCACCGTCCGAAGAACAAAACAAAGCCGGAAGAAAACCCCGGCTAAAACATAACAACGGTATATCTCTACGAGCGCACTGGTGCCGTCACGAACTGGTGGGAGCGCAGTCCGAATCGCAACAATTCGAACAACTTCTACAATGTCAACACCAGCGGCAATCCGAACAACAACAACAACGCGAACAACGCCAATGGCGTGTGCCTCGGCTCCTATAAGTGGGAGAACCCATAGACCAGTCAAAGTAACCGAAGCCGGAAACGGCGGAGAGCGAAATCCGTGTCATTTTTATAGAAGGAGAGATACATCCGTCCGCAGGAGAACTGCGGAGAATTCGCATAGGGCTGCCTCAAGCCTTAACCCGATGTGCGCGGGCGGACGCTTCTTGCATGGTCGAAAGGATGAACGTCGCCTCGATTTCATGCCCGGTCGCATTCAGCAGCCAGATAAACGTTCAATTTTAGGCTGTACGGGGTGCATTGATTTTTTACAGGAGGAAACCTAATGACAAGCCAAGAGAGACATGAGGCTCGCTACCAGCGACGCAAAGCGGCGCGGGAAGCAAAGAGAAAAGAACTGCTTGCTGATGCGTTAGATTTCAACAAGGTTTTCACATTTCCACACTTATACCGAAGCGCCCAGATGTGCTTCAAGGGCGTGAGCTGGAAGGCAAGCGTCCAGACTTACAAATCCAGGTGCGGCATCAACGTAGCCAGAAGGCTCCGCGAACTTCGGAACGGCGAATGCAAACTCCGCAAATGCCCGGAATTCTACATAAGAGAACGAGGACACCTGCGCAGAATCAACAGCATTCACATCGAGGACCGAGTGCCGCAAAAGTGCAACAGTTACTACAGTCTTAAACCGGTGCTTCACAGAACGCTGGTGTACGACAACTACGCCAGCCAGGAAGGTAAAGGAACCAGCAAGGCGAGAGACCGCGTCAAGTGTATGCTCGAACGGCACATTCGCAAATACGGAATGACCGGAGGCATTATCATCTTTGACGTGCGGAAGTTTTTCGACAGCATCCAACACAGCCTCGTCCGGCAGGTGCTGGACCGCTACTATGACGACAAATGGATAATCGGCTTTAACATGAAGGTCGTACGACAGAGCCGAGACGGAGTCGGGCTAATACTCGGAAGCGAGAACTCGCAAGATTTCGCCATAAGCACACCGAGCAGCCTCGACCACTTCATCCGTGAAGGTTTGCGCCCGGAAAGCAACGGACGCTACATGGACGACGGAATCATAGTCCACTACGACTACGAATACCTCAAGACCGTCCTGGAGGAGATAACCGTATATGCGGCAAGCCTCGGCTTCACGCTGAACGACAAGAAAAGCCGCCTCCTGCACTTCGGAGAGCCATTCACAATCCTAAAGCGCAAGTACAGCTTTACGGAGACCGGACACATCATAATCCGACCCGCAAGGGACAGCGTCATAAGGGAACGTCGGAAGATTAAGAAACTGGCACGAAAGAACCAGGAGGGCAAGATACCATTCTCCACCTGCAGCAATTCCGTGCAGGCGTGGAAAGCGAGCATCGCCGGGACAAAGTGCTGGAAGATAACCCATAGCATCGACAATTTATTCAACCAGCTACTCATACCGTGGCTGGATTAGAGAGGAGGCATTCAAGCCATGTTTTACAAAATCGTATCAAACGGACAAATCGTCGACGTGTGCGACGGCTTGACCTTCGTCCGCTTGCAAAAGAGAAACTCGATATTCTTACATTGCAGCAACGAGGCAGAAGCCACCGGAATCATATCCTCGGATGGTTCCACAATTTATCTGCTTGAAGGCGCGGAGCCGGTCAACGACCTGGCATACGCCACCTACACAGAAATCACCGAGGAGCAATACATCGACCTTCGAGAGCAGCTCGTCGAAAACGGAATGCTTGACAACCCGAAAGACGAACCGCCCGCTGTAGAAGAAGGCGATACAGAAAACCCCACGGAGCCGGTCGCAAAGAGCGAGGACAGAAAACTCATCGAAAGCCTGCAGGCGCAGGTGGATATGCTGACCGAGTGCATCCTGGAAATGTCGGAGGTCGTCTATGTTTAGGCGTTTATTATTCCGAATTTTATACGGAAAGGAGGGTGAAGCAATGATGGCTATGTTATGGGCGCAGCAGATTATGCTGGGCAAGAAGACATTCGCGCAGGTTCCTCGCTTACTGAAGAACCAGGTCAAGGAACTTCTGAAAGATAGCGGCATGGGCGAACTTGCCGCCGAGTAAACCGCGAAAGGAGCGCGTGAGGCAATGAACACAGCAGAACTCATCGACCGCCTCTGCGCGGTCACAGAGGCACAGGCACGAATCATCCGCGACCAGGCTCTCTTTATTGAGAACATGAAAAGCGTGGATGAGGAGAGCAAAAAGCACTTTGCAGACCAACGCGAACCCGTCGAAGCGGAGCTTGACCTTTTAGAGGTTGGGCTTCGCCCGACTTGCAACACCGGCTGCAGAAAGGAGAACGGAAATGGATAGCACAATCTCAAGGGCAGAACACGAAGAATTCCGTCGCCGCATGGAAGAAGAACACGCACGCCAGAATAAGCGTATCGAGATTTTGGAGCAGAACTCCAGACAACTCAACATATTAGCCACATCAACCGAGAAACTCGCAATGAGCGTCGAAAATATGTGCAAGGAGCAGGAACAACAAGGCAAGCGCCTGGAGATGCTCGAAAACAGAGACGGCGAGATGTGGCGAAAAGTCGTGGGCTACATTGCCACGGCGGTAATCGGAATCGTCCTCGGATTTGTGTTCCGACAAATAGGTATGTAGGGAGGCAAAGACGAGTGAAAAAACCACGCAAAAAGAAAAGCAAGCTGACGCTCTGGTACCGCCGCAAAAAGCGTGCCAGGGCGAAAGCCCAGGCTTCAAAGAAACCCGTACACGTTCCGGTAATGAACATCATCCTTGTAGTAATTGCAATAGCGCTTTTGATTTTCACGCTTGAGATGATAAAGCTCTACAAGGAGACAGGCATGATACCGGACACGCTATGCACCTGCGTATTCGGCGCCCTGGGCGGCGAGTGCGGAGCCATGGCGTGGATTAAGACGTCAAAAGAGCGCAACAAGGAACGTCGCTGGGAGGTAAGCGACCGGCAGCACTCCGAAGCGCGAGAGGACGCAATGATAGCAAAGGAGGAACAAACCAATGCTGAAAGGCACAACGATAGCGGAGAAAATCTGGAACTATCTCCAGAGTAAAGGGCTGAACGATTTCGCGATTGCCGGCTTGATGGGCAACCTTTACGCCGAGAGCGCACTCAACCCGAAGAACCTCCAGCAGACATACGAGAAGAAACTCGGAATGACAGACGATACGTACACCGCAGGCGTAGACAACGGTACATATACCAACTTCGTCAAGGACTGCGCAGGGTACGGACTGGCTCAATGGACCTATTGGAGCCGCAAGCAGAACCTGCATAATTTCGCAAAAGATGCACGAAAGAGCATCGGCGACCTTGAGATGCAGCTCGACTTCTTATGGAAGGAACTGCAGGGATACAAAAGCCTCATGCAGACCCTAAAATCAGCCACCAGCATCGAGCAGGCATCGACCGCCGTACTTACCCAGTACGAAAGACCGGCAAACCAAGGAGCCAGCGTGCAGGCAAAGCGTGCGTCCTACGGACAGAAATACTACGACCAGTATGCCCGCAAAAACGACAGCAAAAAGGAGGAAACCTCAATGTCAACCAAAATCACAACGGCAGCACAACTCGCTGCCAGAGCCACAGACGTGGCAAAGAACTACAAGACCCTATACGTTATGGGCTGCTTCGGCGCACCGATGAACGCCGCAAACAAGACCCGATACTGCAACAACCACTCCTACAACAAGGACGCAACGCGCACCGCGATGATTAAGGCAGCCAGCGCCGACACCTTCGGCTTCGACTGCGTGTGCCTTATCAAAGGACTGCTCTGGGGCTGGAACGGCGACAAGAGCAAGACCTACGGAGGCGCAGGTTATGCGGTCAACGGAGTGCCAGACATCGGAGCCGACACCATGATAACCAAATGCAAGGACATCTCGACAGATTTCTCCAAAATCGAAGTCGGCGAAGCAGTATGGATGCCCGGACACATCGGCATTTATATCGGCGGCGGTCTTGCTGTAGAATGCACACCGAAGTGGAAGAACTGCGTGCAGATTACCGCCTGCAACTGTTCCAAGAACGGATACAACCGCAGGAACTGGACCAAGCACGGCAAACTTCCCTATGTTTCGTACGCCGGAGCCAGCGAGAACGTGAACGGTAGCACCGGCACAACCACACCGACAGTAAACACCAGCGGAAACCTCAAGGTCGGCGACATCGTGGAATTCACCGGCACGAAGCACTACGCCAACGCAAACGCCAGCACCGGTCCCGCTTGCAAACCAGGCAGAGCGAAGGTAACATCCGTTTATAAGAATGGAAAGCACCCGTACCACCTGGTAGCCGAAAAGGGCGGCGGCTCTAATGTTTACGGCTGGGTAAACGCAGCCGACATCAAGGGCGTAACCGCAGGAACCACAACCCAGGCACCTGCAGCAAAGCCATGGACTCCGAAAAAGGGCGACATTGTCAACTACAACGGCAAGGTTCACTATTCCAGCGCCAACGCATCAAAGGGTCCTGCGTGCAAGGGCGGAAAGGCAAAAATAACTGCGATTTACCAACTCGGCAAATCCAAGCACCCCTACCATTTGGTAAGGGTATCCGGAAGCGGCGCCACCGTTTATGGCTGGGTCGATGCCGGAACATTTACAAAAGCATAAAAACAACCAGAAAGGAAAGGTACAAATACCATGAATCAATTCACTTCTTTTTTGCTTGCACTTCTGCAGGCAGTAATCATCGCCGCCGTTCCGGTGGCAACCACATACCTCTGCCAATTCCTCAAGACCAAGAAGGACGAGGCACAGGCTAAAATCAGCAACGAGAAAGCCAAAACGCTCGTCGGCGAAGGCATCGATGCAGTAATTACAGCCGTAACAAGCACCAACCAGACCTATGTCGATGCACTCAAGCAAAGCGGCACGTTCTCCCCAGAGAACCAGAAGGAAGCCTTCAAGAAATCCTACCAAACAGCCATCAGCATTATGAGCCAGGAAGCAAAGGACTTCATCGCCCAGGCTTATGGTAGCCTTTCCGAATGGATGACTACGCAGATTGAAGCGCAGGTCAAGAACCAGAAAACCGGCACGCTTCTCGCTGGCGAAATTATCACCGAATAAAAAATATCTCGAAAAATGAGAAAAAAGTCTTGACAACAAAGACAAGCGGTGATATACTGGCGGAGGGGAGGGGGTCTAAGGGGGAACAGCCCGAAACCTCCTCCCTTCTTGCCCTTTGTGTATAATGCTACAATTACGCCCCAGAAATACCTCAAAACTTTGTGCGGTATTTTTGGGGCTTTTCTCTTGACTATTTACCAACGGCGGTTTATAATGTTCTCACAAACCGAGAGAGGCACACGCCGAGGATAAAACAGAATGCGACAGTGAAAGCCGGAACGGCAGCGGTTCAAAACCGGGAATGTTCGGCAGGCGGTAACGGCTGCGAAAGGTAACCTCGAAAGAGCCTCCCCCGGCGAGTACAAACCACCCGGAACGGCAAGCAAGGATAAAACAGGAAAGCGGCAGCAGAGACCGGCGGGAAGCAGCCACAGGCTGGGGAACGCGGCGAGGCACAGACGGCGAGAACGAACGGCAACCTTGCAAGCCGGACCGGAAACAAAAAACGGAGGACACAGAAATGTTAGAACTCAAAAAGGTAGAAAACCCCAGCACAATATGGAACTTCAAGGAATACTACGAAGGCACCGCAGTAAGCGGTGCGAAAGTAACCTGCATCCTTGACGACAACTGCGTAAGATACTGCACATTCGACAGAACCGGCAAGAGAACCAGCCGCCACGAATACAGCAACAAAAACAAAGACCTCTGCTACCGCAAGGCAACAGAAGCACTCAACAGAATATAAGGAGGAGGCTTAATATGAAAAAGTACATTGCAACCTTCTGGAGAGAGAACCCACAGCTCCAAAACGGCGGATACGAGACCAAGCGAACCATTGAAGCCAGGAACCGCACAGAAGCCATCAAAAAAGCAAAAGAAATCAACGTAGCATACGGCAGCATGAACCTTCTGGACGTTGAAGAAGCACCGGAGGCGGTGCCGGTATGATTTACACAATCGAAAGGCGGTACGAATTCGTCAACACGGCGATGGCTCCGGAACGACACTATGAAGTGCGCTCATACACCGGAAGAACGCCCATCGGCGTGTTGACCGGAGGAAAGACGCTCAAAAAAGCCAAAACAATGGACGGCATCGAGAAATACCTGCGAAAGACCGGCATACAAGCCGAGAAATTATTCTAAACCGACACCACATCCAGAAAGGAGGGCGAGCATGGCGAAAAAGCCCAAAGTGCAAAAACCGGACTACCGCGTCGTTTTATGGAGTGGTGGAAAAGACAGCACAGCAACAATCATACTCGCCCACGAAAAAGGCGAGCCTATCGACCTTATACTAATGTCAAGAATGTGGTTCGACAAAAAAAGAGGCATCCCCGCCGAAAGCGAAGCTCACCTCGACTGGGTCTTGAACTACGCAAAGCCCTTGTTTGAGTCGTGGGGATATAGGGTGGAATTCGTTTCGTCGGACAAGGACTACATATACTGGTTTTACAAAATCCGGCAGAGCAGCGAAAAGCACCCGGAGACCATCGGAAAATACTATGGCTTTGTTTTAGGAGGCAGCTGTAAGATGCAGGGTGAAAAAGCCCTGCCGGCAAACAGACGGCTGCGAGAACTCAAGAAAGAATACAACGTTATAGAATACTGCGGAATATGCACGGACGAACCGGACCGCATCGAAAAACTACATAAACGCAAAGGACAGCGCTCCCTTTTGGAAGAAGAACAACTCACACAAGCAGATGCCATGAGAATATGCAAAGAGCATGGACTTCTCTCGCCGGATTATTCCGAGAGCCGTAGACGTGGCGGAAATTGCTGGTTTTGCCCGAACCAAAAGATACCGGAACTCGCAGAACTCAAAACAAACCGCCCAGACCTATACCACGAACTCGAAATACTCGCCCAGGAGAAAAACACCGTCGCACGAGGCTTCAAATGGGGCGTACCATTCGAGGAAGTAGACCGACAGGTAAACGAATACCTCGCAACCCCACATTATAAACAGCTATCACTTTTTGATTTGTAAGGAGGAAGACAAATGAAAAGCATGACACTAACCACCACGCACGGACCAATACCCGCAAACATCCTCGCCCTCGCGGTTGACATCAACAGCCGCGTCGGCGACCAGGACATCACCGTAACAATTCACGACGGAGCCACCGGCAGAGAATACACGGTGCAGCCGACGGAAAGGAGGACCCAGAATGACGCTCAAAGAAGCCACCGAGGCTGCAGAGCGCTGCGAGCCAGTAATGCATAACGGAATCGAATACCTGCGCATCACGCAGGCAGGCTACGAATATGACGACAAGGGCAACCGCCGACCGTTTGTGCAACTGCTCGACAAATGCAAACACAGCGTAACACACGCAGACCCAGCGCGGTGCGAACTTAAAAACAAGGAGGAATCAGAATGAGGTTAGACCAAGCCATCGAGGTGCTGAACAGCACGATACCACCCTCGAACGACAAAATGGTGGATATGCAACACTTACCCATAGCGCAAGCGTGGGAAACCATCAAGGCATTTATATCCGATTTTGAATGGAGAGACGCAGCCGTAGAGGTTCCGGTAGACTCGGAGGAAATCGTAATCGCTTTGGCGACCGGAAAGCCGACAGAAAACATCACGCTCAAGGATGCCGTCGTTTTCGCAACTTTCGACATGAAGGAAGACGAATGGTGCTGCGAAGAATACCCGGAATGGAACAAGCCGCACATTACACGGTGGATGCCAATACCAAATATGCCGGAGGCGAGAGAAAATGGCTAAAGACTTATGCAAAGAACTCTGCGCAGACTGCGGGAAGGTTTTCGATGCGGGACCGAACGCCTTCCTCTGCCCTTCCTGCAGGAAGAAACACACCCAGAATAGAAAGCCACGCCTGCAAGGTAGGGCGGTACTTATAGGCAAACCTCTCGACCCGGAATGTAAAAGAGCCAGAACTACCAGCGGAGAGTATGGACCGCAAGACAAGCGCACCTTCTGCTATGGGCTTTATGACGACTGGGGCGAGGACATCCGAGACAAGTGCATCAAATGCCCTGCATACGCCATGAACGCAGAACCACCAAAAACGACAGGAGGAAAACATATGACAAAGCACAGAATCGTAAGATACTACAACGGAACCAAAGGCTACGGTCGAACATTCGACACCGAGGACGAGGCGAGA